CAAAAGAGTTCGTACCTGTGTGTTTTGGTGGAGCAAGACGCACGGCATCCGAACTCCTCCCCGTCTTCAAAACGCTGCATATCACGCAGTGTGATGGTGCTTTTATCTCCGCTGAAGTTGTACGTCAGCGTTATGTGGTCGTCGTAAACGAATACCGCGTTCACGAAGGTCTGGATCAGGCGCTTTTGTGCCTCTTTGTCCGACCAGTCAGCATCACGCAGGCTGCGGAGATAAAATGCGATATGGGATTTTTGCAGGTGGAAACCGCGGGCGATTTCCCTGTCGGCAATGGACGCCTTCAGGTCGGCTTTCTGCTGCGTCAGCTCGTCCATGCGCTTCTTGGTTTCCTCGGTCAGTATTCCGGCCTCAATGGCCCGAATGAGGTTTGATATGGCTGTGTCAGTCTGTGCGAGTTGCCGCTGAAGGTTACGCAGCTCCTCTTGACTGTTGTCCTGTGCAAGATAATACTCCCATGTGCGGTCAACGATGTAGTCCAGCAGCTCGTCGTCTTGCAGCAGTTCATGGGTGGCGTTGAGCACGGTGTCCTCAATGTCGGCCTGCCGCACGGCTTTCTTGTCGCAGGAGCGGAAGCGCTTCTTGTTGGAGCAGATGTAGTAATTATGCTTTGCCCCGGTATGGCTCGTCCCGCTTTCCCCGAACATCAGAGCGCCGCACTTGCCACAGAACAATTTGTCCGTGAGAATGTAGTCGGCACGCGACCATGTTTTCGCCGGTGCTCGTTTGTTGATCTTCAGCATTTCCTGTACTTTGTTAAACACGTCGTCCTCGATAATCCGAGGAACGCCGTCCATGATCTCGCGGCCTTGATACTCGTAAATGCCGATGTATTTCTTGTTCTTCAGAATCGAATGCAAGCTGTTCTTGGTGAAGGGCCCGCCGCGCAACGTCCGCAGACCCATTTCATTCAGCTTGTCAACGATTTCCGTAACTGTCTTGCCGTCCGCGTACATGGTGAAGATCATCTTCACTGTGGGCGCGGTATTTTCGTCTATGATGAACTTCTTGTCCGGCCCGGTCTTGTAGCCCAGCGGGCGGTTTCCGCCCAGCGACTGGCACTTCTCGGCGCTCTCAGCACGGCCACGGCGGATGTTCTGCGAAAGCTGTAGGCTGTAATACTCCGCGAAGCCTTCCAGTACGCTTTCGAGGATCACGCCCTCCGGGCTGTCCGGGATGGTTTCCGCCACATACTCGACGCGCACGCCGTTCTTGCGGCATTTCATCTTGTTTATGGCGATCTCCTCGCGGTTGCGTCCAAAGCGGTCAACTTTCCACAAAATGATAACGGAGAATTGCCGTTTGGCCGTGTCCTTCAGCATCTGCTGGAATTCGGCGCGGTTATCTGTCCGACCGCTCTTTGCCCTGTCAACGTATTCATGCACGATGGTGTAGCCGTGTGCGGCGGCGTAGTCCCTTGCGTTGGAGAGCTGCCCTTCGATGGACTGTTCTCCTTGACTGTGGCTTGAATACCGGGCATATACGACGGCCAGTTCGCTAACCTCCGGCTTTGCCATTGGCACCTGCCATTTAATATCTATCGACATATCTGTTTACCCGTTACGCCCTTCTGCGCCCAGCAGGAGGGCTTTTTCTGTCCATTCGTATGTGAATTGCCGAATCTCTCGAATCATTCCGTAGACCTGTAGGTTTTGAAGAACTGCATACGCACAGTTGTTTCCGCATTTACATTTGCGCTGAATTGCGGACGTTGTAAGCACTGACAATTCGGACAGGTTGTTTGCGAATTCGTCTCGATTATCACGGACTTCAATAGGCAGAAATGGCTGTAATGCGGAAGCGTTAATTTTGGGCTGTACTGATTGTGCGGAAACTGCCATTTGATCGAGCGTCGATTCAACTTTTCTAATTTTGCCCTTAATGTAAATCAGCTGAAACAACTTTTTGACACCGCGAATTGCAGGGCCTATCCACAGTGGGAACAGCATGAACGTCATCGTTGTTACCACGTTATACACCGCTGTCCAGAAGGGTTGCTCTTTGTTGATGTCCAGCATGGCAACAAAGAGAGCGGACGCTGCGAACAGATACGCGCCGAGCAGAAAAATTCTCACGCCCTTCGGCAACTGCGAGAAACGGAAGGCTCCTGCGCTGCGGACGTTTTCCAGCAAAAGAACGTTATTCGCATTTGCCAACTCGCGTGCGGCTTTTGTGAATGTGCTGTTGGTGACAACCATTGCACGGTCGCAGTTGTAGAGCGCTTTTCCGGCTACTGCTTCCTGTATCGCGCCAAGGCTCACAGGGCTTGAGTAGTATTTGCACTGTACGGCGTATTTGTGCCCGGCCCTGTGGGCCGTAACATCGACGCCAAAATCACCTGATCCCTTTGTCACCTTAACGCCGGTGTAGCCGTGCCCGCGAAGGTACTTTGCGACCAGATATTCGTAATCGTGTCCATCCATGACCACGACCTCCCTTCACCTCATAAAGCGTTTGAAATCGACGTAGAGGATTTTTCCCTCACGCCGCATCAGGCATTCTTTGCTTTAGCGACCGTCTGGTACTTATCGGACGACAGCAGACCGGTGATATACGCTTCAACCTTCGCGCGGTCAATTTCGTCCAGCTTCAGGTATTGACGATACACCTCTGGCATGGCGTCACGCTCCCGCAGCGCGTCGGCATCGACGGCAAGCATCATTTGCCGAGCTTTCTTCATATCACCGTTCGCAGCCTCAACATAGGTGAGCGGGATTTCTGCAAGTGCGTCCCCGTTTTTGTCGTAGTCAATCGGATCGTCCGTTCTTCCCAGCAGGTAATCCACTGAAACGTCAAAATAGTCCGCAATCTTTTCAGCGGTGTAAGAATCGGGCTTTGCGTCGAAGCCCTCCAAATAGCGCTTCTTCCAGTAAGACACGCTGCCACGGCTGAAGCCGATCTCTACACTTGCGCGCGTCGGATTGATGCCCCGATCATCACAGAGCTTTTTGAACACATCGTAAAACATACTGCCTCCGAGGAAAAATTCAAATATTTGCTCCAACCCCCTTGACAAGTTCAAATGATTGCTCTATAATGTAAACCGTGGAGCAAATATTTGAACGAACGACAGCCATAGCATGGCAAGCCCCCTCCGCTGGCACGGAGGAAGCCGTCGAAAGGGTATCAGATACACACCTTTTCTATGATACCACAACAGTGCAAATATTTCAACTCCTTTTGCGAAAATATTTGAACTTGGAGGTGAAAATTTGAATTTCGACTGGACCGCTGAAGTGGTCGGGCGTATGCACATGGCGGCAATTACGGGCAAGCAGCTTGCCGATGAAGCAGGGCTGACGAACTCGTACCTGTCCGCTGTTCTCCACAACAAGAAAGGCAACGCCACGACCCAGCAGCGCATCATTGATGCGCTTGAACGCCTTGAGCAGCGGCAGGCAAGCGAACCCACAGTTAATCAGTAAGAAACGAGGAAAGCATCATGGCCAACGTCAAAATCGACTGCACGCAGATTCCGCGAGTACAAATGGATATTCTCTGCCGGACGCTGCTTGCAGGCATTGAGCGGTTTTACTCCGATCCGGAGAATTTACGCCGCTACGAAGCGTGGCTACAGAAATGCAGAGAGGAAGGCAAGTTCTATGACGACGACACGCAGACGGCAGCACCAGCAGTTCAATAGGCTGCGCCGTATCGCTCTTGGCCTCTTTGTGCTGGCAGTGTTGGAGGCGGTCGTAATCACGATTCTTGCCGTCAACTGCGCGTCAGGCGCAGCGCCCGCACCGGAGGAAACCGCACCCGCTCCCACGGCTGAAACGTCCGTGCCGGAAACCGAAGCCCCTACCGCCTCCACACCGGACGAGCCGGTCACAGAGCCGGAAGCCGTACCGCAGGAGACAGAAGGGCGGGGATTCCTACACAGCGACGACATTCCGCTGAGCTACGAGCTTCAAGAGGTAATGCAGCAGGCGTGTGAGGACTACGGCGTTCCCTATGCACTGGCGCTGGCAATCGCGGAATGCGAAAGCAGCTTCAACCTCGATGCAGACAACGGCACCTGCTGGGGCCTGATGCAAGTCCATCCGATTAACTATGATCGCCTGCGCGGACTTGGGATCGAACCCACCGACTATGAGGGCAACATTGTTGCCGGTGTCCTCCTGATCGGTGAGCTGCTGGACAAGTACGGCGACCAGCACAAAGCCCTCATGGCCTATAACTGCGGCGAGGGCGGCGCTGCGAAGCTCTGGCAGCAGGGCTACTACTCAAGTCAATACTCAAGGCACGTCACGACCGTTTCTGAAAGCTGGCAACAAATCATCGACGATCTGAAGAACATTTAGGAGGCAAATCATGTTTGAGATCAAAATGACCATCGAAATCCCCGGATTGCCGGAAGCGCTGAACGCGCTGGCCGGTGCCATCGGCAAGCAGCCCGAATTCGTCTGCCATCAGCACGGAGGGAACAACCACCACATCGACAACGCAGGCGTTGTCAACGTTGATTTCCCCGCCGCGCCCGCTCCTGCGGCTCCCGTCGTAAACCCTACGACACCTGTTCAGCCTGCGCCAACTACCGGCACTGTTGCACCCACCCCTGTTCAGCCAACTGCACCGACGACTGCTGCCCCGACTGCGCCGGTCGCCGCTCCGGCTGAGAGCTACACCGTGGAGGAACTGAGCCGCGCGGGCGCTGCGCTGATCGACGCAGGCAAGATGCCGCAGCTCCTCGCCCTGCTGGGCAAGTTCGGTGTGCAGGCCGTGACGCAGCTGCCGAAGGAGGCATACAGCGCCTTTGGTGCTGAGCTGAAAGCCCTCGGAGCGCAGCTTTAACGGGAGGTGGGACAATGCCTACCCCCAGACAACACGCCCTTCTGAGCGCATCCAGCGCCCACCGCTGGCTGGCTTGTACGGCGGCACCGCATTTCGAGGAGAACTTCCCGGATGGGACAAGCTCCTATGCGGAGGAAGGCACTTTGGCACACGCCATCTGCGAGCTGTACGCCCGCAAGAAGTTCACCGTCCTGTCCACCCGCAAGTTCAATTCTGAGCTGAAGAAGCTGCAAGCCCGCCCGCTGTACTCTGACGAGATGCTGCGGACCGCCGAAGCGTATGTGGACTATCTCACGGAGAAGGCCATGCAGTACGCCGCGCCGCCCCATGTGGCAATGGAGGTCAAGGTCGATCTCACGGCCTATGTCCCGGACGGTTTCGGCACCTGCGACTGTATCATGATTGGCGGCGACACGCTGCACATCACCGACTACAAGCACGGCAAGGGCGTACCTGTGTCGGCGGAAAACAACCCGCAAATGCGGCTGTACGCGCTGGGCGCTCTGAGGCTCTACGGGCCTATCTACGGCGACCAAATCAAGCGGGTATCAATGGGTATCTGTCAGCCCCGGCTGTCACAGGAGGCCAGCGAGGACACCCTCAGCGTGGATGATCTGCTTGCATGGGGCGAGAGCATCAAACCCCTTGCACAGGAAGCCTATGACGGCCCCGGAACCTTCTGCCCCGGCGAGCACTGCCGATTCTGCAAGGGCAAGGCGCAATGCGCCGCAAGAGCCGCGTTCTTTACCGGCTTTGAGGATTTCAAGAATCTCACCCCCGCGAACGGCAGCCGTGAAATCGGGAAAAATCCGTGCTTGTCGGATGCCGAAGTCGGCGACCTGCTGATTCAAGCTGAAGGTCTGGTGCAGTGGTACAAGGACCTTCAGGACTATGCCACCGGCGCTATGCTTGACGGCAGCGAAATCCCCGGCTGGAAGCTGGTGGAGGGTCGCAGCAACCGCACCTTCACGGACATTGATACCGCCGTCCAGAAGCTGATCGACGCCGGATATGACGAGGCGCTGATCTTCGACCGCAAGCCGAAGACCCTCTCAGAGCTGGAAAAGATGCTTGGCAAGAAGACCTTCTCGGCGCTGCTTTCCGATTGCGTCATGAAGCCGAAGGGCAAACCTACACTTGCGCTGGCAAGCGACCGCCGCGAAGCCTATTGCGTCGGTGCCGCTGAGTTTGCGGGTGCGTCCGATGGCTGAAACGGTATATCTCAATGACGGCAGCATGGAGGTCATTTTCGAGGACAAGGATGTGTTTCTTGAACGGCTGCTGCGCGAAAAGCTCGGAGATGATGTCGCCCGCTGCTTCCGGGAATGCGTCGCAGAGCTGAAGGAGGAAATCCAAGAACAGCAGGAGCTGGTCAAGGATTATGAGGGCAACGCGGACGGCTATCTGGATATGTGCCGTGACGCCTGCGAATCCTTCACCGCCATTATGGAACTGCTGGAAGCGCCCCGCCTAAACCGGAATGCGCTCAAATCCGTAACCCGAAACGCCTTCAACGCGATCTACAAAAACCTTTGACCCTACCTGCGGATGCAGGACTGAACATATTGAACTGAATGAAATTTATGGAGGAATTAAACCATGTATCAGAATGATCCGAAAAGAGTTCTCACCCCCGAATGCCGCCTGTCCTACTGCAACCTCGTGACCGCCCGTGCGCCGCAGAACGGCGTGGGCGACCCGAAGTTCAGCGTCACGCTGCTGATCCCTAAGTCCAACCCGACTATCAAGCAGGAACTTGACGCGGCCATGAACGCCGCCGCCGAGGTGGGCGTCAACGCCAAGTGGAATGGTGTCCGTCCCGCCCGCATCGAATCCGTTGTCCATGACGGTGACGGTGTGCGCCCCTCCGGTGAGCCTTTTGGTGAGGAATGCCGTGGCTGCTGGGTCGTGACCGCATCCAGCAAGAACAAGCCCTATGTCTGCGGCGCGGACAATGTGAACTGTGAACTGGCTCCCACGGACATTTACAGCGGTATGTATGCCCGTGTGTCCATCAACTTCTATGCCTACAACTCTGCGGGCAAGCGCGGCGTCGGCTGCGGCCTGCGCGCCGTGATGAAGACCCGCGACGGCGAACCGCTCAGCAACTCCGTTGTTACCGCCGCTGAGTTCGCCGGTGTCGGCGGCGTTCAGCCGCAGGCCCCCGCGCAGGGCTACGCTACCGGCCAGTATGGCGCGGCCATGCCCGCAACGCCTGTCCCCGGCTACGGCGGTTATCCCGCTGGCGGCGTTCAGCCGCAGGCCGGTTACACTCCCGGCCAGATCAACCCCATCACCGGTCAGCCCATGTAAACCACAGCGCTGGGCAGGCGGCTACACAGTGACCGCCTGCCCGGCAAGGACACAAAGGAGGCAAATATGAAAACCCGTTTTGACTATTCCGGCGTTTGGATCACCGGCGTCGGCGAGGCTGTCCCCGTGGGCAACATGGAGACGCCGCATTTGCTGAACACAGTGCGTATGCTCGTTCAGAAGCCCGCTCGGACGCTTTCCATCCTCGTGGCTGACATTGAGCACGCGACCTTCTCTGATACGGTCTGGACGCCCTTCAACGCTGATGACCGCAAGCAGTCCCTCAAGAACGTAACCAGCTTGAGCGACGCGGAGCTGGTCGAGTATGTGCAGTCAACCCCGCTGTTCAAGTCCATGATCGAGGAGCTTCAGGAGCGCGGTGTCAACACCAAGAACGTTCTCAGCCTTTATTCCAGCTCTGAAGCCTTCCAGCGATAAGGAGGTGCGACGTGATCCACCTCAGTATCGACCTCGAAACGTATTCGGACGTGAACCTGAAGAAGGCCGGTCTTTACCGCTATGTGCAAAGCCCCGCCTTTGAGATTCTGCTTTTCGCGTACAGCTTCGACGGTGCGCCCACTCAGGTCATTGACATGGCGCAGGGCGAAAAAATCCCTCTGGAAGTTATTCACGCACTGACAGACCCGCAGTGCCTGAAGCACGCCTACAATGCGGCCTTTGAATGGTACTGCCTCAGTAAGTACATGGGCGCACAGCTCCCGCCTTCACAGTGGCGTGACACGATGCTGCACGGCCTGTATGCCGGTTACACCGCAGGTCTGGACGCGACAGGCCGGGCGCTGGGCATTCCGGAGGATAAACAGAAACTGGCTACCGGCAAGGCCCTGATCCGCTATTTCTGTGTGCCCTGCAAGCCCACGAAGTCGAACGGCGGCAGGACACGAAACTACCCGCACCACGACCCCGAAAAATGGGAGCTGTTCAAGACCTACAACGGTCAAGACGTTGTGGCAGAAATGGAGATCGAACGCCGCCTATCCGTGTTTCCGGTTCCGGATTTCGTTCAGAAACAGTGGGAAACGGATCTTCTTATCAACGCGCGCGGTGTGGCAGTCGATATGGATTTCTGCGAAGGCGCGTTGGAGCTGGGCGAAACCATCCGCGCGCAGCTCACCGACGAGGCCGTCCAGCTTTCCGGGCTGCAAAACCCCAACAGCGTCAAGCAGCTTGCCCACTGGCTGTCCGCTGAAACCGGCGACGACATTACCTCTCTCCGCAAGGAGACGATCAAAGAGCTGCTGGGCCGCGACAACGCCGACCACGTTCAGCGGATGCTGGAAATCCGGCAGGAGCTGGGTAAAACCAGCACCAAGAAATACGACGCCATCGAGGCCGCTGTGTGCGACGACGGGCGCGTCCGTGGGCTGCTTCAGTTCTACGGCGCAAACCGGACGGGGCGCTGGGCCGGACGTCTGGTGCAGGTCCAGAATCTGCCCCGAACCTACACGGAGCCGCTGGAATTCGCCCGTGAGCTGGTCAAGGGCCGTAAGCTCGACGCGCTGCGGACGGTCTACGGCTCTCCGAATGATACGCTGTCACAGCTTATCCGCACCGCGTTTGTGGCTGCCCCCGGCAACGTCCTAATCGACGCCGATTTCTCCGCCATCGAAGCCCGCGTCATATCGTGGCTGGCCGACGAGGAGTGGCGGCTTGAGGTTTTCCGCACACACGGCAAAATCTATGAAGCGTCCGCCTCTCAGATGTTCGGTGTCCCGCTGGAACGGATCAAGAAGGGCAACCCCGAATATTCCCTCCGACAGCGCGGCAAGGTCGCAGAATTGGCCCTCGGCTATCAGGGTGGCGTTCCCGCCATGCGGCAGATGGACACCGGCAAGCTGCTTGCAGACCTGCCAGACGAGGAAATCAAAGACATCGTGGATAAGTGGCGCAACACAAACCCCAAAATCCGCAACCTATGGTACAGCTTCAATGATGCAGCAATCCGTGTCATTCAGAATGGCGGCTCTCTCCGTGTTCGCTGCTGCACCTTCGCGCGGGAATGTGACTGCATTCGTGGTACGACCTGCATGACCATCTCGCTTCCGTCCGGTCGCAAGCTCTATTATGTGGAGCCTGCTGTCGGTGAAAACCGCTGGGGCGGTCCATCCATCACCTATATGGGCGTGAATGACAAAAACAAGTGGGGCCGCATCGAAACCTACGGTGGGAAATTGGTCGAGAACGTTGTTCAGGCTATCGCCCGCGACTGTCTGGCGCAGGCCATCGAACACCTTGAAGCCGCTGGGCTGCCTGTGGTTTTCCACATCCACGACGAGGTGGTCATCGACACCGCCGCATTCGACACCAACGATGCCATGCTTGACAAAGTGGTCAAGATCATGTCAACCCCGATCCCGTGGGCGGAGGGCCTGCCCCTCGGCGCTGACGGCTGGGTCGGAGCATTTTTCAAAAAAGATTAAGGAGGCAACCTTTTATGTTTATTAAGACTTCTACTACCAACGAAACCACATGGGCCGCGCTGAAGGCGGCGGTCGATAACGGCACCATCGCGCAGGGCGATTTGGTCATCTTCAATCTGAAGAACGGCGAGGAAGTGGCCGTGAGAGCTACACAGGACAAGAAGGGCAAGTGGTTCTTCGTCCTCGAAGACTGCCTCGCTGACGAGCACTGCATGAACAAGCGCCCCACCAACAAGGGCGCGTGGGCCGCCTGCGATATGCGGCAGTATCTCAACAATACCGTGTTCGCCCTTCTGCCGGACAAGCTTCAGGCGCTTATTGCGCCGACGACAATCGTCCAGATCGTGGACGGTGAGCGCGTGGAAACTGAAGACAAGCTGTTCTTGCTTTCCAAGACGCAGGTGTTCGGCAAGGGCCGCTGGTCGGATCGTGAGCCGGAGGACACGCAGCTTCTGTGCTTCCTCCGCGAGAAGGACCGCGTGAAGGAGTGCGGCGACAATGGAACATGGTGGTGGTGGCTGCGGTCGCCTGAGGCGTCCGGCTCGTCGTCTTTCGCCCTTGTGAACTTCATCGGTATCAGCGGCATCCCCAGCGCGTCCTCCTCTTACGGCGTGGCGTTCGGCTTCTGTTTAATCTGATTTCCCTTTGAAATCCGGCCCCCGGTCGTGGGGCCACCCAAAATACAATAACACAAAATCTACGGAGGCAACTCATTATGAAATGCGAAAAGCTGATTAAAACCGCCGCTGTGGTGGCTCTGATCCTTTTTATCGCCGGTGCAGTAATCGGCACTCTGGCCGTCCCTGTGGTCCTGTCCATGTTCTATTCGTGGTACTGGCTGTTCCTGTATGCCGGTTATTTGCTTGTCATCCTCTATGTGGCGCTTTACTGCATCCGCTACAGCTACGAGGAACACATCAATAACGGAGGGAAATCCTATGCAAAACGCTAACATCGGTCTGGTTGACATTACGTTGACCTGCCATTTCGAGGTCAAGGACGCCGAAGTGTTCGGCGGCGCTGGGAGCGTCGGCTACACAAGCGTTGCGCTGAAGCACGCGAAAGCCGCCGACCAGCTTGTGGACATCATCAACAATTCGGTTCAGTGTGAAGGCTTCCTTTACGCCCAGCGCAAGAGCACTGCTGACCTGCTCGGCGTTCCCGTCGAGTGCGTCCGGGCCATTACATACGACCAGTACGAGGCCGCGACCGGAGACGATGAAACGGAGGACGACGATGAAGATTATTAAGCCCGGCTTCGAGTTCATCACGCCCATCAACGGCAGCGTGATCCTGAAGCGCCTTGAGGAGTGCGGGCGTGTCTGCTACAAATCCGAGGGCAAGATCACGGACGACAGCGCCCCGAAGTTCGTTGCCGGTATTATCAAGCGCGGCCACGAAGCCGTCTTAGAGCATTGCAGCTTTACCGTGAAATTCGTCTGTGACCGTGGCGTCAGCCACGAGATCGTCAGGCACCGGCTGGCATCCTATTGTCAGGAGAGCACCCGCTACTGTAATTACGGAAAGGATCAGTTCGGCAGCGAGATCGCGGTCATTGAGCCGTGCTACCTGAACGAGAATACCTTCGCCTACGACGAGTGGAAAGAGGCTTGCCGCAGGGCTGAAACGGCCTACTTCAACCTTCTGAATTGGGGTCTGTCCCCGCAGGAGGCCCGCGCGGTGCTCCCGAACAGCCTCAAAACGGAGGTCGTTATGACAGCCAATATCCGTGAGTGGCGTCACTTCCTGCGGCTCCGTACCTCAACCGGCGCGCATCCGCAGATACGGGAAGTAGCTACACCACTGCTGCGTGAGTTGCAGCAGATCGTTCCTGTTTGCTTTGACGACATTCTTCCGAAGGAGGCTGACCATGAAACGAGCTGAAATTCTGGAGCAGGCGCGTAAATGTGTCTGCGGAGAGCGTGAGCGCGAGTACGGCAGGCCCGAAAACAACTTCGCCCTTATCGGCAAGCTGTGGGAGGCGTACACCGGAATGCGCTACAGCGCGAAGGACGTTGCTATGATGCTGGCGCTCTTGAAGGTGGCCCGCATCAAGACCGGCGTCAAGGGTGACAGCTTCGTTGACTTGGCCGGTTACGCCGCCTGCGCTGGCGAGATCGCCACGGAGGCACCGAAGGCCCCGCCCGTCAACACCTGTATTTCCTGCGGCGCTGAAATCCCTGAGGGGCGGCAGGTCTGCCCCAACTGTTTGGGAGGTGATCCGCATGGCGAGAGATGAATGCTGGGACGCTCTCAAGGAGCACGCCCGGCAGAATCACAGGGAGCGGGTAGCGAAGAATCCCGACCGCATCGAGTATGCGATCCGGCAGCTTGAAGCCCGCAACATTGAATACGTCCTGAAGAACGACGCCACGGGCCATTTCCACTGCCGCCGTAAATCCGACGACGCATTGGTCCAGTTCTGGGCGGGCACTGGAAAAATCCTCGGCTACACACAGAGAGGCATTCACAACCTGATCCGCATTTGCGAGGGCGCGACATGAGCACCTGTCCGCTCTGTGGGGCAGAAGTTTCCATCGTTCCATATTTTGATGTGACGGAACCAGCAGCCCGTAAATACGCAGTGCTGCATGGCGGACAAACCTCTTGCCCTGCATCAACCGAAGCCCCCCCCCGTCCTCAACAAGGCGTTCAACATGGATTGCCTGAAGGGAATGAATCTCATACCCGATAAATCAGTCGATCTCGTCCTTTGCGACCTGCCATACGGTACGACGCGCAATAAGTGGGATTCAATTATTCCGTTTGAATCGCTGTGGCAGTCATATGAGCGGGTCGTGAAGGACACCGGGGCAATCGTGCTGTTTTCTGACGGCTTGTTCACTGCGCAGCTTATTCAGTCCAATAGCAAGCTGTGGAGTACAACCTTGTATGGGATAAGGGCCGGGGCTGTGATTTCCTCAATGCCAATGTTAAGCCTCTGAAATGCCATGAGGACATTGCGGTGTTCTACAAAAAGCGCCCGACGTACAACAAGCAATTCTGGTATTCCACACCGTACAGACCTACTAAAAACGGCAGCCCGTCCGATAACTACGGTAATCGCGGTACGGCAGTAAGCGAATCCGAGGATGGCAGACGGAATCCGTTGTCCATCCTCCGGTTCAGCCGTGATACGGAAAAGCTACACCCGACACAAAAGCCGGTGGCCTTGTTGGAATACCTGATTAAAACGTACACCAATGAAGGCGATACCGTCCTTGACAACTGTTTCGGTAGTGGCTCAACCATTGTGGCCGCATTGAACACAGGTAGACAGTGTATCGGGTTTGAACTTGAACCGAAATACTACAACGCAGCCGCCGAAAGAATTACGGCATGGCAGCAAGACAATTAGAAGGAGTGAATAGCGCATGACAATGACTGTTTTCGATTTTGAAAATAGGGAAGTCAAAATCGAGCTGCCCGATAAGCCCATCAAGGCTATTTCTGTGACCGTTTTATCCGGTGACGAAACAGGAACCGTCATATTCGATGACGGCACCACTGTTGACTTTGACGCATCATACCGGCGTATTTGTGACTTTTTCGATGGCTCATATACCGTCATCGGAGAGCAGGTTTCTGATTGGCTGGCATTCAGGCCCTCGGACGGACGCACCGCTGCTTATCTGCGGCAGAAACGTTTTTCCTGATGGCTCGTGTTACCAATCACGCAGCGCGAAGAACAAAGGAACGTCTCGGCCTGCCAAAGAAGCTCTCCCACAAGAACGCTGAAAATGCGCTGCGGTACGGCATCCGGCACAGCGACACCAGCGGCAGTCTGAACCGGTACATATCGGCGCTGTACTGGAAGCACGAGACGGCAAACAATGTCCGTATCTACTGCAATAACGTCTATATCTTCCACGGCGAAACCCTTATAACGATTTTTCCGCTGCCGCAGAAATACCGCAAAACTGCGGCGCGGATCAATCGGAAAACCACAGAACGAGGTGAATTCGATGAAAATTCCTGAAAAGATCAAGATCGGCGGCAAGACCTACACCGTCGAGATCACCAGCAAAATGGATCTCGGTATCAACAACGTATCGGCGGAAATCCTCTACAACGACCTGATTATCCGCGTCAGCCCGCAGGCCACGGCCAAAATGGAAGCTGATTTCATCCATGAAATGGTCCATGCAATCTATTTCGGCCTCGGCTACCGCGACCACGACGAAAAGCGCGTGGACGAGCTGGCGAACGCGCTCCATTCGGTTATTGTGGATAACCCGGATGTGTTTGCGCCCGCCGAGGTCGGACGCCATGAGAGTTAAGCAGTACAAGGGCACGATCTACGGCGCTGATCTGACCGCCAAAGAGCGGCGCGCCATGAACATTGAAATCAACCGGCAAATCGTGGAGGCCGACCGTAAATATCTGAACAACGTTGACGCCATGATCCTTTATTTCCTGCACAAACACCTCGGCTTCGGGAAAAGGCGGCTCCGGCGCGCGTGGGAACAGTTTACGGTCATCCACGATGATCTGGTCAACTACTACGAAATGCCCGACGACGGCGCATGGCTTGCGGATCGCAAGCTGAAAGAGATCGGCGTTGACGTCGCGGCATGGAACGACGAAAAGAAGGAGGCGGTTACACAGTGAGCTATGATGTGAGCTTCAAGGCCAAACTTGAAGGTGCGGATCAGTGGGTGTACGTCGGCGACGACTGGATCAACCACACGTCCAACACCGCCGCCATGATTAAAGAGGTGTGCGGCTCTTATCCCTCTGAGTGGAACGGCAAGCGCTGTGCCGATATGTACCCGGTGCTCATGCAGGGCGCGTCCCGGCTGTGTCTGCATCCGAAGCGCTACCGGCAGTTTGAGCCGGGCAACTGCTGGGGCACGGTGGAATCCACAGCGGAATTTCTCAGACAGATCGCAGACAACTGCGATAAGTTCCCGACCGCCGTGATCGAAGTCGATTGTTAGGAGGTCTGTATGGCAAACTACCCCAAGAGGAACAGCGAGGGCTACTACGACCCCACAGCGTATGAGGGCGTGAAATCTATCGTCCGCGAAGAAAACGCGCTGGATGGCCGCGTGAGCGACCTCGTGAGGGTCCTTAAATTCATCATCCGTAACTGCGGCTTTGAGCTTGTCAGCCGCATTGAAATCAAAGATGTCAAGACCGGGAGGGTGTTCAAATGAGTGATATGACGAAGGCCGAGCTTGAAGCTGAACTCAGGCAGGCACGGGACAAAATCTGCTATTGCGAGTGCAAGAACAAGGAGCTTCAGGAGCGCCTGAGCGCGATTGTGGCACCCGTCCAGTGCGACACCTACGCCGAGGCTGTCAGGGCCTACGGCAAGCAATCGCAGCTTGTGATGGCTATGGAGGAAATGTCCGAGTTGACCAAGGAGCTGTCGAAGAATCTTCGCGGCGCGGATAACTCTAAGGCGCTGGCCGAGGAGATTGCCGACGTGGAAATCATGCTGGAACAGCTCAAGGTCATTTTCCGCAACCGCGCTCTGGTGGACCGCATCCGTGCGGGAAAGCTGGTCCGCCTGTCTGACCGGATCACGGGAGAAGCGCGGGAATGAGCGGTGCGGAGCTACACAAGGAGGCGACACCTTCCCCGGTGACGGGGGGGGGTGATCCTGAGGACAGGAGTACCTGATTATGAACTATGACAGACAAATCACCATATCCGTAGGCAACAACCGCCGTGATATGGTCTGGAAACAGACGGTGCTGACCGTCGAAGAACTCTATAAACGGCTGTCTACCCCGGTCCGTGGGACTGAAACCCTGCAAGATTATCTGCATCTGAAGAAATCGCAGCAGGACGATCTAAAGGACGTCGGCGGCTTTGTGGGCGGCTCCCTGCTGGGGCAGCGCCGCAAGGCAAACAACGTGACCGGGCGCGACATCATCACGCTTGACTTTGATAATATCCCCGGCTGGCAGACGGAAACCATCATCGGCAAAATGGACGAGCTGGGCTTCAGCTACTGCATTTACAGCACCCGCAAGCACACGCCTGAGCGCCCGCGTCTGCGCGTCGTTGTCCCGACCGATAGAACTATGACCCCAGACGAATACGAGCCGTGCGCGCGCCGTGTGGCCGCTCATGTGGGCATCGGCATGGCCGACCCGACCACCTTTGAGACAGTCCGGCTCATGTACTGGCCTTCCTGCTGCTGTGACAGTGAGTTCGTCTACAAGGCCGTAGACGCACCGCTGATCTCCGCAGACGCCCTGCTGGGTACATATGCCGACTGGCACGACCTGACGAGCTGGCCGGTGGTCCCCGGTGCTACCAGCTATCAGAAGCTGGCTATGAAGCAGGGCGACCCCGAAGAAAAGCAGGGTCTTGTGGGTGCCTTCTGCCGCACCTATAACGTGCTGGCGGCTATGGACGCCTACCTGCCGGGCATCTATGAGGCCGTGGACAACGACCCCGACCGTTATACCTATCTGGGCGGTTCCACCACGGGCGGCGCGATCATCTATGACGGCGGCAAGTTCTTGTTTAGCCACCACGCGACGGACCCGTGCAGCGGGCGGCTGGTCAATGCCTTTGATCTGATCCGGCTACACAAGTTCGGGGATAAGGACGACAACGCTTCGCTGGAAACGCCCGTTGCGAAGCTCCCGTCCTACAAGGCTATGTGCGATCTGGCGCTGGCCGACAAGACCGTATGCGCCACACTCAACCGCGAACAGCACGAACAGGCTATGCGGGAGTTCGAGGGCATGGGCAACGATCCCACGCCGGAGGACGACACCGCATGGGCTGAAAAGTTGCAGCGCACGCAGGACGGCAAGATCAAGAGCACCATTGACAATGTGCTTATCATCCTTGACGGCGATCCGCTCCTGAAGGGCAAGTTCGCGCTCAATCAGTTCGCAGGGCGCGGCGAGGTGCTGGGGCCGCTGCCGTGGAAGAAGGACGGCAAACGCCGCCTGTGGTCTGACACGGACAGCAACGGCCTGTACTGGTACATGGAACGCTTCTGGGGTATCTCCGGACGCGGCAACATCGACAGCGCCCTTGACATTCACGCCTCGCAGCACGCCTTCAACGAGGTCCGCGAGTATATCGAGCGTCTGACATGGGACGGTGTGCCTCGGCTGGACACGCTGTTCATTGACTATCTGGGCGCGAAGGACACTGCCTACAACCGCGCTGTGTGCCGCAAGAGCTTCACCGCAGCCGTTACCCGCGCCATGATCCCCGGCTACAAGTACGACAACATGGTCATCCTCGCCGGGCCGCAGGGCATCGGCAAAAGTACCCTGCTGGATAAAATGTCCCGTGGCTGGTTCAATGATTCCATTCGGACGTTTGAGGGCAAGGACGCATCAGAGCTGCTTCAGGGTGTGTGGCTGGTGGAAGTGTCAGAGCTGGACGCATTCCGCAAGACTGACGTCGCCCGCATCAAGCAGTTCCTCTCCCTGCGTGCCGACCGCTACCGCGCGGCGTATGGCCGTCATGTCTCGGAGCTGCCCCGGCAGTGCGTGTTCTTCGGTTCCACCAATACGACGGACTTCCTTCAGGACACGACCGGCAACCGGCGTTTCTGGCCCGTGGACGTGGGCGAGCAGCCGCACGCAAAAACGGTGTGGCGCGACCTGACCGACGATGTTATCGACCAGCTGTGGGCGGAGGCAAAAGCCCGCTGGCAGGCGGGCGAATCGCTGTACCTCTCCGGTGACGTGGAGCAGGAGGCGAAGATCAAGCAGGAGGAGCACCGCGAGGTGTCCGCCCGCGAGGGCCTTATCGCCGCGTTTGTCGAAAAGCAGGTGCCCGCTGACTGGGCGAAGTGGCCCATCGACAGGCGGCGGGATTACTGGTGCGGAGCTACACGGACGCCGGATGGGCAGGAACTTGAGCTTGTGGACCGTGACCGTATCGCCGCTGTGGAAGTTTGGTGTGAGCTGTTCAACGGGAATGTCCGGGAAATGAAGCCCGCTGACACGCGGGAAATCAACGCCATTCTGGCGCGGCTGGACGGCTGGAAGCGGTCTGGCACGGTCATCCGGGTAGGCCCATACAGTGTGCAGCGCGGCTTTGTCCGGACGTGAAAAGGCTGTAACATTCTGCTGTAACACTGGATGTTACAAGCGCAGAACGGTGTAACACTGTAACAAAAACGTTACAGCAGACGTTACAGCGAAAAAGCCCGTATTTCAAGGGCTTTTTGAACTTTGTAACATTGTAACATACTTTTTCTATTGAATACCTGTAATAAAGGGCGTATGGGCGTTATCCGCCATAGCGCCTATACGCGTAGGGAATTATAGAAAATGGGGTCAAAAACGTTACAACCGTTACCGACAAGGAGGAACTAAATGCTTGAATCCTATTACGAAAATAAGCTGAGAACCGGCGTCCAGAAGCTGGGAAACGGCGTCCGGTGTCTGAAGTTTGAAAGCCCCGGTTTCTCCGGTGTCCCTGACAGGATCATCCTGCTTCCCGGCGCAAAGGTGATTTTTGTAGAGATGAAGAAGCCGGGGAAAACGGAACGCAAGCGGCAGCTTTATGTGCAAGGGCTGTTGCGCGCATTGGGCTTTGAAGTTTTCTCGGCGGTCGATAGCGAGGAGAAAATCGAAGCCGTGCTTGCACGATGCAAGGAGGTACTGAGGGATGAAGGATTTTTGCCCGCATAACTATCAGCAGTATTGCATTGATCGAATTATTCGTGATCCGGCATTGGGGCTTTTCTTGGACATGGGCCTCGGCAAAACGGCTATCACGCTGACCGCGATCAAGCGGCTGAAATATGAATATTGGGCAGTGCGGAAGGCGCTTGTCATTGCTCCGAAGAAGGTAGCAGAATCGACATGGGACAAAGAAGCTGCAAAGTGGTCCCACCTCTCCTGTCTCCGGCTGGTACACGTCCTCGGCTCTGTGGGGCAGCGTACCGCAGCACTGGCCCAAACGGCGGACGTTTATCTTATCAACCGCGAGAATGTGCAATGGCTGGTGGGCTATTACGGGCACAGCTGGCCGTTCGATATGGTGGTCATTGATGAAAGCAGCAGCTTCAAGAATCATCAGGCAAAGCGCTTCAAGGCGCTGAAGCTGGTGCGCTCTCGGATCAACCGCATTGTGGAGCTGACCGGCACGCCGAATCCCCGCAGCCTTATGGACCTGTGGGCGCAGGTGTATCTGCTGGATTGTGGGCAGCGGCTGGGCCGTACCATCACCTCATACCGTGACGCATACTTTGTGCCGGACAAGCGCAGCCGCACGACGATATTCAGCTATGCGCCGAAGCTGGGCGCAGCGGACGAAATTTACCGCCGTATCTCCGACATCTGTATCAGCATGAAATCGGAAGACTACCTCGACCTGCCCGAACTGATCTATGAGGACATTCCCGTCAAGCTGGACCCCGCAGCACAGAAGGCTTATGACCGCTTAGAGCGGGACACGCTGCTTCAGGTGGACGAGACGGTCATCACGGCTGGCTCTGCTGCTACTCTGCGCGGCAAGCTCCTACAGCTCTGCAACGGCGCTGTGTACGACGAGGACGGGAACGTTATCACCGTGCATGACTGCAAGATCGAGGCGCTGCTTGAGACTGTGGAGCAGCTTTCCGGGCAGCACGCGATTATCTGCTACAACTTCAAGCACGACCGCGACCGGCTGTTGCAGGCGCTGGAAGTTACACACTTGCGGGTGAGAGTGTACGAGGGCAAAGCGGAAGAAGACGACTGGAACGCCGGTAACATCGACCTGCTGTTGATGCAGCCCGCGTCCTGTGGCTACGGCCTCAACCTGCAAGAGGGCGGCCATCACATTATCTGGTTTGGCCTGAACGACAGTTTGGAGCTGTACCAGCAGACCAATAAGCGCCTGCACCGGCAGGGGCAACCGTACCCTGTCATAGTCCACCATCTGGTGGTGCTGGGCGGCACGGACGAAGACGTTATTAAATCTCTGGGCGGCAAAGCCAATGCACAGGATAGCCTGTTGGAAGCCCTGAAGGTTAGAATTCAGAAGGCTAAGGAGGCCGCAGCATGACTATCAAAGAACTATCGCAACTCTACCACCTCAACCGTGAAATCGAAATGGACCAGCAGCGGCTGGCTGATTTGGACGACGAGATCAGGCGGGACGAAGACCGTCTCGCCCGCCTCGAAATGAAGGCTACCTCGGTATCAGGCCCGAACTATGACGGTATGCCCAAAGCCCCGTCCTATGGCGGGCGCTTGGAAATCACCGTTGCGGAACTGGTAGACCTGAAAGCCGCTATTACGCGCAAAAAAGCCCTACGCTCTGACTGCGCCATGACCATTCAGGCAAAGCAGATTCTTTGTCTGACAGAGCGCAACCGGCTTGAGCGGTATATTTCCAACCTGCCCGACAGCTTGCTTCGGATGATTTTTACATACCGCTTTATCAACGGCCTGACATGGGCGCAGGTGTCGGAAACAATCGGCATGAGGACAACGGAAGACAGTGTGAAAAAGCTGTGCTATCGCTTTCTGCACGACGAAAACACGAAGGCCGAATAAGTTTGTCCCGAATGTCCTTAACATTTGACACGGCCTGTAGTATCATGGTTGCATGGATTTGTGGGCATGATCGAGGCGGCTTTTGGCTCTGCCTCCGGCCTTGCCGCTATGCCCATAAATCCATAACAAGCCCGTGGCGCTCTGGCGTCATGGGCTTTAACTTTGTGGATAGGAGGCGCGGCGCTATGATCTACCGGCAGGGACGCAATTATGAAAATCTGAACAAAATGATTTATCGCGGTACGGGTAAATTCGACACGCCGCGCCTTGTTCCTGAAGCATGCAATGCTGATAGCTTTATCGGCTTTAACTACGCGAAAAGCTGCAAGGACCCGCAGCACAAGGGCGTGCATTTCTTCATTGACGACTACCAATTTACGCGGCTGTGGACAAATCCGGACGCATACCTCGATATGCTGAGAGCGTTCAAGTGCGTTTTTACACCGGATTTCAGCACATACACCGATTTCCCGAAGGCCGTCCAAATTTGGAATCACTATCGCAAGCACTGGCTCGGCGCGTATTGGCAGAGCAACGGAATCACCGTTATTCCGACGATTTCATGGAGCGACGAGAGCAGTTTTGACTGGTGCTTTGACGGTGAGCCTGTAGGCGGTGCCGTAGCGGTATCAAGCGTCGGTACGCAAATGAATGCGACCGCTCGCGCGCTGTTCCTCGCTGGCTACAAGGAAATGTTGGAGCGCTTGCAGCCCTCGCAAATTCTGTTTTACGGCTCTATTCCGGCTGAATGCAGCGGCGATAAAATCATTCCGATTTTGACGTTTCAGGACGGATTGAAGCGCCGCGTGAGTAAAAAGTTTACACAGGACGAAGGAAATTCACAGGAGGATGTGCTATAATGGGCGGTAGAGGTGGCAGCTATTCAAGGTCCGGCTTTTTAGGGCCTCGCGGAAAGCAGAAAACCGTTGATGAAGCGCTCGCCGGTTCTAACCCGCATTACAGAGAGGGCCGCGAGTGGCAGCAGAATTGCCAAAGGTGCATTTACGCTTATGAAATGCAGCGGCGCGGCTATGATGTTGAGGCTTTGCCCCGTATCTTTGACGGGACTGACCGCTTGCCGTATATGTACGACAAAAACGGCTGGCTTGCAGTTATGGACGGCGCAAAAGCTGTTGACTTTCCTCCCCGGAACACCATTCAGAAAATGGCAGATCAAATGGCGAACTGGGGCGACGGTGCCCGCGCAATCGTTCGTGTCCAATGGAAGGGCGGCAGGTCCGGCCATGTGTTTATGGCCGAACAGCAAAAGGGCGGTACTGTTTTCATGGACCCGCAGACCGGGTGCTATGTTGACATTCACGCCTATATGGATCAGGCGGTCAAGGGCGCGACGAAACTTGTCAGGATCGACAACTTGAAGCCGACCGCACTACTCGAAAGATGCGTCAAAAAGCGCGACAAATAGGAGGTTATCAGAACATGGCAAAGACAACCAGCGGCCCCGCAAAGAAAACGGGCGGCAGTAAACCCGCAAAGGGGCGTATTATTACGCCGCCCAATGCGAGCAAGGAACTTCCGAAGTCCTTCTATCAGCAGGACAAGGCCAAAGGTAAAAAGAAATCCGAAGTTCCGGACATCTAAAGAGCACAACACTTCAACCGTCAGCGGCTTTCCGCTGGCGGTATTTTTATACCCCAAAAGAGGTGAGACAATATGCAGCTTGACAGATTCAAGCATGAATTCAAGCGTCTGAACGGCGTTTATGCGACCGACAAGGTGGTGCTTTTCCGCAATCCGCTTGAGCTGTACAGCCTGACGACCGGCAAGATCATTGCATCCTTCAACAGCCTTGACGAAGCCCTGCACTTTGAGATTGACGGCAAGACCCTTGAGCAGCGGATCAGCGCATGGACGGAGATCACCTTCCCCGTAGAGCACGGCGGGCGTGGCGGCGGTTCCGGTATCGGTTTTAGCGGCGGCTGGCCGTCCTCTGGTGGCGGCAGCGGCAAGGACGAAACCACCGCAGACCTACCCGCGCGCATGAACGTCAAAATCGGCTCCAACCGTGTCTATGAGGACATGGTACGCGCCTTTGTGGCCGCGCATGGCGACGCGCTGGAAGAACACGGCGTGGTCGTGGATGAACAGGGCTTCGCTACAAAATACCGCCACGGCAACGCGGGCAGTATTTCAGGGCTGACCGGCAACGGCAAAGAAATTGCCATTCATAACCACCCGCGCGACGGCTGGCCGACCTTCAGCAAAGAGGACGTTATCAACACCGCCCTCGGCACCCGGCGCGGCATTGTGGCCGTCAGCACCAAAACCGGACGCGGCGACGATACCGCGCGATATGCGGGCGTGTACACCTTCACGAAGGGCACGCATTTCAACGCTTCCGGCTTCGTCAAAGCGGTCAACAGCGCTCAGCTCAGTGGCAAGGACTACAACGACGCCGTTTCTAAGTGGCTGAAAGCCAATCAGCAGAAATTCGGTTACAAGTACAGCTATCAGAAAGCGAAGTGACGAAGGAGGAAAAACCACAGATAGGAGGTGCGAAGCGTGAGCAGACCACAAGACAAGAACCTCATTCCTCTGACCGAACGCAGCGAAGAAGAGGCTCACGCTATCCGCTCTGCTGGTGGTAAAGCCAGTCAGGAGAAACGCCGTGAACGGCAAATGATGGCTGACCTTCTTGAGCTGTATTCCGGCCTCCCGATTACCGATAAGCGCAAGCAGAACCGCCTGAAAAAGCTGGGCATCCCGTCTGAGGTGCTGACCCAAAAAATGCTTGTGGCCGACGCTCTTATGCGGTCAGCGCAGGCGGGCAACACCTATGCGATCCAGCTCTATATGGACATCACTGGTGAAACCGGCTTGGGCGGCAGCGCAAAGGACAACAATCTGCTTGAAGCTATCCAGAACGCCACAAAGGAGGACGTGAACACGGATGATTTACCAGAACTTCAGCAAGCGGCAGCTTCTGACGCTGACGTGGTGGAATAAGCCGCAGTTCATGGATTGTGACGGCATCATCTGTGACGGCTCTATCCGTTCCGGCAAGACCGTTTCCATGACAGACGGCTTTATCCTGTGGAGCATGAGCCGCTTTAACAATCAAAACTTCGCTATATGCGGCAAGACCATCGAGAGCTTGCGCCGCAACGTTATAACCCTCATGCCGCAGTGGCTTGAAGGCATTTTCTCAATCACTGAACGCCGCAGTGAAAACAAGCTGATTATCACGTCTGGCGGCGTGACCAACAGCTACTATATGTTCGGCGGCAAGGACGAATCAAGCTACACACTGGTGCAGGGCATCACGCTTGCGGGCGTGCTGTTTGACGAGGTGGCCCTTATGCCCCGTTCCTTCGTGGAACAGGCTATGGCCCGTTGCAGCGTGGCCGGTTCTAAGTTCTGGTTCAACTGCAACCCCGAAAACCCCGGTCACTGGTTCTATGTGGAATGGATCAAGAAAGCGCGAGAGCGGAACATCCTGTATCTGCACTTCACGATGAACGACAATCTGAGCCTTGCCCCGGAGATCAAGGCCAGATATGAGGGAATGTACACCGGCGTTTTTTATCGTCGATATATTCTCGGCCTGTGGGTAAAGGCCGAGGGCCTTGTCTACCCCATGTTTGACCGCTCGGCGCATATCGTTCCGAAGGTCCCGGCACTCAACCCACGGCACCGCTACTATGTGTCCGTGGACTACGGCACCGTCAATCCGTTTGCCGCTGGCCTGTACGATTACAGTCCCTCGGAACAAAAGGCCATCATGGTCAAGGAGCTGTACTACAAGGGCGGCAGCAACAACCGCGTGGACAACGAGGCGTATTACAAGATGCTGTGCGACCTGATTGGAGACTACCCGATCCAGTACATCATCATTGACCCATCTGCGTCGTCCATGATTGAGACGATACAAAAATACGGTAAATACATGGCTGTAAAGGCCGACAACGACGTTTTGAACGGCATTCAGGACGTTACAAAGTTCTTGAACGCCGGGTGCCTGTATTTCCACAAGAGCTGCAAAAGCACCTTCGAGGAGTTTGAAACTTACTCGTGGGACGAGGAAAAGGCTGAAGACGCGGTTATCAAGGAAAACGACCACAGCATGGACCAGCTCAGATATTTCTGCCGGACCGCCCTGCGGAATGAACTGAAATGGATAGTTTAAGGCGGTGACGAAATGAATTTTTTTACGCGCCTGCTAAGGAGGATCAAAATGCTTTTTATTCATAGCGGGACCGATATTGCGAAAGCATTTGGCGTTGAACTCATTTCCTCGCCGGAAATGTCCAGCGCCCTTACAAACTGGGACCGCATTTCTACCGGCAAGCCGCCTTGGCTGAACGCCGAGGATGAAATCGGGACTATCAACATGGCAAAACACATCAGCGACACGCGCGCAAAGCTGGTGACGCTGGACATTGGTATTGCTATTTCCGGCTCGCCCCGTGCCGACTATTTGCAGGGACTGGCCGACGACCTGCTCAAGCGCTTGCCCGACCGTGTGTCGGAAGCTGAGCGGCTGGGCGGCGTCATGCTCAAGTGGAACGGCGAGACATGGGACTTCATCCTGCCGGGCAACTTCGGCATTACCGCAAAGGACGACAACGGCGAAATCGTCGGTGCGATCTTCGCGGCGCATACCGCGCAGGGCAGCCGCCATTTCACACGGCTCGAATACCACCGCTTCGAGGGCAGCACCGCAGAGGGCGGCAAGCTCTACAAGATCACGAACAAGGCGTTTGAAAACCGGCTCAGCACGAAGGGCGAAGTTACCCTTGGCGAGGAGGTGGCGCTTGATAAGGTTGACGCATGGGCGCATCTGGCCCCCGAAGTTACCATTACCAACCTTGAAACGCCGCTGTTTGGCTACTATCGCGTTCCCGGCGCGAACACCGTTGACCCGTCGTCCCCGCTGGGGCTTTCTGTGTTCGCCAACGCCATTGCGGAGCTGAAGGCCATCGACATTGCCGTCAGCCGCAAGAATACGGAGATCGAGGACAGCAAGCACATTACCTTCGTCGGGCAGCAGCTCATTCAGAACGCGCAGAACCGCAATGTCGAGCTGCCGCGTTTCGTGAAGGGCCTTGGTATGGGCCTCAACGACACGGAAACCAATGCGATCCACGAGCACGCGCCGACGCTGTTGACCGACGCGCGGATCAAGGACATCAACTTCGACCTGTCTATGGCCGGTGTCAAATGCGGCTTTTCCGAAGGTGTATTTGTGCTTGACGGCCAGACCGGTATGATTACCGCAACGCAGGTCGAGGCTGACGACCGCGATACCATCCAGACGATCAAGACCGACCGCGACGCGCTCAAGGACGCCATCACGCAGGCGCTGGCAGGTGCTGACGCGCTGGTCACGCTCTACAATCTCGCGCCGCTGGGCGAATATGAGGTCAATTTCAATTTCGGCGACGTGACCTACAACTATGAGGAGGACAAAGCCTCGTGGCGCGCCTACGTCATGCAGGGCTGGGTCCCGAAGTGGATGTACTTCGTAAAGTTCGAGGGCATGAGCGAGGAAGAAGCAAAGGCTATGACCGCAGAGGCTGACGCGGCGCAGATTGAGAAAGCCCAGCTTTTCGGCGCAGAATAGGAGGCGGCATAAATGCTGACCCCTCAGCAGATTCTGGACATCATCGAAACCTTGTACCCGCAAATCGACGAGTTGAACGTGTGGATCACCAGCGACCTTATCCGGCGAGTTATGGCACGGTTAGGGCGCGGTGAGGGCGTTTTTCTCACCGCCTCGGATGAATGGCAGCTTGAGGTTTATCAAGCCGCAGGCGGCCATCTGGACGCCGTACAGCGGGAAATCAAGCGCTGGACGAAGGCGACGGACGCAGAGATCAAGCGCATCTTCGAGGACGCCGGTATCAAAGCCCTTGCCTACGACAGCAATTTCTATGTTGAACACGGGCTTGCGGGCATTGAGCTTGCACAGTCTGAGAGCATGATCCGGCTGCTTGAGGACACCTACCAGCGCACGGCGGGCACCGTCCACAACTTTACCCGCACGACCGCGCACGCAAGCCAACAACGGCTGCTGAAAGCTCTGGACACCGCACATTTCAAGGTGGCGTCCGGCGCGACGTCGTACACGCAGGCCGTACAGGAGGCCGTCAGCAGCATTGTTGATACGCAAACGCAGGTCATCTATCCCACCGGGCACGTTGACACCATCGAAACCGCTGTCCTGCGGGCTGTTCGTACCGGCGTCGCGCAGGCGTCCGGCAACATGGCCGTTCAGGGCATGGAGGAACGCGACTGGGACATTGTGCTTGTGTCGGCGCATCTCGGCGCACGCTACGGCGACGGCGGCCAAAACCCCGGAAACCACTTCTGGTGGCAGGGCAAATTCTATAGCCGGACGGGTCGAACGCCTGACCTGCCGCTTTTCGTGGAATCCACAGGGTACGGCACCGGCGAGGGCTTGTGCGGTTGGAACTGCCGCCACAGCTTCGGCCCCGGCGACCTGCGGCACAATCCATACGCACAGTTCGACGCGGAGGAGAACAAGAAAGCCTTTGACCTCAGCCAGAAGCAGCGCGGGAAGGAATCACGCATCCGGCGCACGAAAACAAAGCTGGTCGGCCTTCGCACGGCCATTGAGGCGGCGGAGGACGCGGGAGTGAAAGCTACACTCGAAGCGCAGTACACACGGACGGCTAAGCTGCTGGAAAAGCAGAATTTGGACTACAACCAGTTCTGCGAGGACAACGGTTTGAAGCGGCTCTCTGACCGCATCCAGATCGCAAAATGGACGCGGGAGGACGCGCGGAAATCCATTGCCGCCGCCCGCAGCAAGTGAATAATCGCAAAGCAGAGTTTTACAGCACCATTCCGGCGCTGTGAGGCTCTGCTTTTCTATGCCCCTTCCAGTATCGCCGGTGCAACTCCGGCAGGGGTACAAAATTGGACTATCGGCGGTCCTAACAATGCCGAAAACGGCCAGACGCTGCAACGTCTTAAATATCTGCTATTGCCGTTATACAGGAGGTTATATGAAAACCGAAGAACTGACCGCACTGGGGCTGAATGAAGATCAGGTCAAGCAGGTGTTCGCGCTCAACGGAAAAGACGTTGAGGCCGCGAAGGCTGCCAAGGACAAGACCATTGCAGACCTCACGGCAGAGCGCGACGGCCTGAAAACCCGTCTCGATACTGCCGAAACCACGCTGAAGAAGTTTGAGGGTATCGACCCGCAGCAGATTCAGCAGGAAATCCAGACCTACAAGACGCAGGCGGAGGACGCGGAGAAGAAATTCACCCGCGAGATCACGCAGCGCGATCAGAAGGACTGGATCACCAAGAAGCTGGACGAGTACGGCGTCACTTCTCCCTTTGCCCGCACGGCCCTTGTGTCCGAGTGTATGTCTCCGGACGCCGGTCTGACGTGGAAGGACGGCGCATTTTTCGGCTTTGACGACTTTATGAAAGCCGCCAAGCAGAAGGACGCCGGTCTGTATCAGACTGCCGAGGAAAAGGAAGCCGCAGAAAAGGCGGCAAAGCAGAAGGAAAAAGCGCCTGCTTTTACGGGACCCACGGGCGACCCCGGCACCGGCTCTGAGAAGTACACCCCGCCCAAAATTTTCTGATAAACAAAGGAGTATGAATTATGCCTCGTATTAACGCACTGAACATCCTGCTGGAAAGCGACGGCAAGGAATATCTTGCCGAGCTGTACGGCAAAACCATTGAGGGCGTCCAGAAGGCGCTGATCTCCGGCTCCATGAAGAACATGGACCTGTCCGGCGATCCTGTTTCTGGCACCGTCGAAGCCAAGCGCTTCGTCAACGCCACCCCCAAGAACTACGGCACCGCGCGTACCGCAGGTAAGGGCGACGCCGTGAAGGCAAAGCCCGTCACTGTTGCCATCGACACCGACCGCGAGATCGTCGAGGAGCTGGAACAGAAGGACGTCCGCCTGTACGGCGTTGACGGCGTTCTGGACCGTCGTTCCGCAAACCACATCCTGCGTATGGCTGCCGAGCTGGACAATGCGTTCTTTGCCGCTGCTGCCGGTAAGGCCACTGTGCTGAACCTGTCCGCCTACAAGACCATCTCTGACGAGCTGGAAGCCATCATTCAGGAATGCGAAACCACCCAGAATGACTTCGTGGACGGCGTGCCTCGCTCCATGATGCACCTCGTTCTGTCCCCGAAGTATTACGGTATGATCCGTAACGACCTTGACAAGCAGACCAACAACGCGAACGTGAACACCGCCGCCGAGGAGTTCCTTGTGTGGCATGGCGTCCGCGCGTACAGCTGCGTCCACCTTCCCGCTGGCTGCAACTACCTGCTCATGGTCGAGGGCGCTGTCGCTCAGCCCATCATGGCCGATCAGTACACCGCTGAGAAGATTCCTCTCTCCAATGCCTACGGCGTCGAGCTGTTCTACCACTACGGCACCACCGTTGTCATGCCTGACCTGATCTTCAAGCCCGGCGTGTTCACCAAGGCGACCGCCTACGCTGCCGGTACTCAGTATTACACCGAGGCCAACGGTGTGTACACTGCTGTCTCCATCACGGAGTTCGCGTCCGGCACCACCTACTACACCATGGCCTGATGTAAGGAGGACGCTATGCTGTTTCGCAACCTGAAATCGGGCAACGTCGTAGCGGCCACCGACGAAACCAGCATTGAGCTGATGCAGAGGTCGGCCATCTACGAAGCCGTAGAAATCGCCCCTGCTGTTGCACCCGCGCCCGCAAAGGCGGAGGGCAAGCGCCGGAAGAAGCCTGCCGAGGCCGAAACGGACGCCCCCACCGAGGTGCAGGAAGACTAAGGAGGCGTTGATATGGCATACACAGACTTTACGTTTTACGGCTCCGGCTACTTCGGTGACACGTTGACCGAGGAAACCGCCCCGAAGTGGCTTGAACGTGCCAGCGACGAGTTGGACGCGATCACCTTCGGACGGCTCACGTTCGCGTTCCCGACCGTGGAAGCCCATGCCGTCAAGGTCAAGAAGGCTGTTTGTGCCATTGCCGAGGCCCTCTACTGGATCGACGTCCAGCGGAGGGCATCTTCCGCGCAGAAAGCGGAGGACGGAAGCTATCACGGGGCTGTCGCGTCTATTTCGTCCGGACGGGAATCCATTTCCTATTCGGCGGGCGGCGCAAACAGCTCCGTTTACGCTGCCGCCGCGACAAGCGCAGAGGCACAAACAAATCTGATCGGCAGCATTGCCGCGCAGTATCTGGCAAATATCCCGGATGCAAACGGCGTCAATCTGCTGTATGCGGGAGGTGTTGGGCGTGTACCGCGACACAATAACGGTCTTTAATTACCACGCCGCAACCGGGCGTTGGTTTCCGTCCGTCATCTCCGGCGCTGACCTGCTGACCACAAAAGCCAACAGCGCGACAACTGCGGGAGGCAACAACGCCGACGCCATGGACATCATCGTCCACTGCACGGCGGACAAGCGCATTCCCACAGGCGCGGGGATGAAAAGCTACACGGGACCGAAGGAGTATGCCCACTGCGACAATCCAGCGCAGCACATCACCTTTGCCCCGGAGTGCGATTTCATTTTTGCCGGTGCATGGCCTGACACCGAGCCGCTGACCGACGACGACTACGACGAGGGGCTGTACCACGCCCTGAACGCAGAGCGCGACGGTATCTACCTGATAAGCTCTGCGGGCTTTTACGGCCTTCTCCCTCACTTCGAGATTGGAGGGCGGTAATGTCTGATCTTCCGAAAATCTCCTACTCTGACGGCGGCGTACACGTCACTGTTGACCTGCGCGCACTGGATCAGCGTATGCGCGAGGCGCAGCAGTGGCTGGGCGACCGCGTACTTGAGGACTGCAAAGCCTGTATGCCGCACTTAACAGGAGACTTACAACAGCGGTCCCGCACGGAGAATGACGGGAAGCAAGTTCGTTTTCCCGGTCCGTATGCACGCTATTTGTACGGAGGGAAGGTCATGGTGGATTCCGTAACCGGTAAAGGCCCTCGTAAAATCCCCATAAGCCCCGGCGAATACATCTTACGATTCAACGAGGGAGCTACGCTCGTTGCCACCGACAGGCCGCTGAAATACTCCGACCCGCAGGCCGTTCCGCAATGGTTTGAACACGCCAAACGGCAGAACAAGCAATTCTGGATCGACGGCGTGAAGGAGAAAATCGGAGGTAAATAATCATGCCGTCGAAAACGGTCATCGACATTGACGGCTCCGAAGCCGTCAGCAAAATCCTTCTCGACCTGCTGAATAAGTTCCCCGGTCTGACCACCGGCAACAAATCCATCCTGTTCTCCACGCTCTCGGACGCTTCGGGGATCGGATTCTTCCCGATTTCCGGTGCGGCTTTGCAGAGCAGCACAGAGGACGTCACCGGACACGTCACGCAGGTCTGCCAATACCCGTTCAATGTGGTCTATCGCGCCGCGCCAAAAACAGAAACCCAGCGAATCCGTATCAAGGAATTTCTTGACGCGCTGGGCAAGTGGCTTGAGCGGCAGCCGGTCACGCTGAACGGTAAGAGCCACCAGCTCAGCGCATACCCCGCGCTGCTGGCTGGCAACCGCGTCATCAAGAAAATCAGCCGCACAAGCCCCGCCTACCTCAACTCCGCCTATCAGGACGGCGTTGAAGATTGGCTCATTGCCCTGCGGCTGGACTACAACAACGAATTTGATATTTGAGGAGCTGAAATTATGCCGAAAATCGAACGCAAGTATCTTGCCCATTTCCTCGACGCCAAGTTCGGCGTCAAGACGCAGGGCGAGGAAACCTACGCCCCGAATTATACCCGTCTCGGCAAGGACCTTGAGGAGTATAACGAGGAGCTGAACCCTGATGTTGAGGTCAATAAAAACATTCTGGGCGAACAGAACGTCGTCCACAATGGCTACGAGGTGCAGTCTGAGGTTGACCCCTTCTATGCCTACAGCGGCGACCCGCTGTTTGAACGTCTCGCAAAGATCGCCAATGAGCGCCTGACCGGCGACGACTGCATGACCACGAAGGTTGACGTGCTGCTTAACAGCGACGGCACCGTGGCATGGGCCTACCGCGAAGACGTGTGGGTCGTTCCCGAATCTGTCGGCGGCGACACCTCCGGCGTGCAGATTCCCTTTACCGTGTACAACGCGGGCAATCGCGTCAAGGGCACCTTCGACCTCACCACGAAGACCTTCACCGCAGACACCAACGCTGCGGGCTAATCATCCACCCCATTCACCCCGCCC